AGCGAGTTACCCAGATCGCTGAACGCATCAATCCCACTCTCAATCCAACGATCAAGAGAACCATCACCATCGGCAACCGAAACGAAACGCTCAAACCGTTCCATCACATCGCCCAGGCCGCGATACAACCTCGGCAGGTAATCAGACCCAGCAGCCGACAACCGCATCATGCCGTCAATGAAAGGCTGGATCGCCTGATCTAACTCCCCCTGCGCCTCAGCAGTATTGCCAAGAATCTGAGACAGGAAACCCCGGTTCTCACCGGTCTGTAGCGACTGCATCGCAGTCTTGAGATTGCCGTTAATCTCACCAGCAATAGCCGAAAGGCCAGACTGCAAAGCAGGCAACTCCGACTGCGCGAGGCGTGTAACTTCGCCAGCCAAACCGTCAAACAGCCGATCCTGCACCGTGGTACGCAAAGCCGACCACTGAGAATCCATCCCCGACACAGCCTCAACGAACTGCTGGGCATTCGGAGAAAGCTGACGCAAAGAATCAGTCAGCTTTGTGTTCTTCGTCGCCGCATCATCAACAGCCTTCGACAGCCGCTCAGTGGCCTCAACCACCGAATCCGACGCAGCCACACCCTTAGCGTTAGCCTCGGCAACATCCTGAACAGTCCGCGAAGAACGCAGCCTCGTATCAGTCAGATCGTTCTCGGCGCGGATAACCGCAAGAGCATCCTTCTGCTGCTGAAGCGCCGACTTCTCAAAAGTCACCGCCGCCTCAGCGCGAGCCTCTTGCAACCGGATGATCGCCTCAGCCTCATCCAAAGGCGCATCCCGCAACTGTGCGTTCAAGTCCTCAAGTTCACGACTAGCATCCTTGATGGACCGGCCCAAATCCCGGTAAGCATTCCGCACATTCGCCGCAGCATTACGGGCCTTCAAGCCCTCCTGCGCGGCGTTCTTCTGAGCATCCCCATACTCTTTGAACGCATCCTTGACACCACGAACACCAGTAGTCGCCGCAGCAATCGACGCAGCAACACCAGAGAACACGCCAGGAAGCAACAGGGCGCTGCGGGTCAACTCGACCATCGAATCGTTCGCAGCAGCCAACGCCTGCGCCAACTGAGGCAGCAAAGAAATACCCGAAACCTTGACGCTCAGCATCAAGCCGTTCTTGAACTGCCGCGACAAGTTATCGTACTTCTCCCGAATCTCAGTCAGATAACGGGTATCAACCTTGGCGTTAATCTCAATCTCTTGAGACTCAATCCAGCCCTTTGCCGCAGCGTAGTCAGCAAGCAGCTTCTTCGTATCGCCCTCAATCTTGATGGCGATAGCATCCTGGGCCTTCTCAATCGCCTTAAGCTGAGCTTCCAGCTTCGCTTGAAAGTCCTTCAGGGACGGCACAATTAGGACTGCCGCCTGCGCGACCACATACTCAGACAAAGCAACCCACCTTATTAAATTGTGTCCTTCAAGGCGCGACGAGCAGCATTAGCTTTACGGGCCTTCTCAATGGCGTTCTCTTGAGTGTCGATAATCCGCCGCTTACGTTCCTTCGCAGCAGGATTCGATGGACGCGGATAGAACTTCACGTCAGCACTGGTAGCGCGAGAAGCAATCAACTGGTCAGCAATATCAGTCAGCCGGTGCATCTCATCATCGAACCTCCACCACGGCGGCGGCTTCGGAGTGTCGTCCGTTTTGATCTTGCACAACGCATCAATCACGTCAGGATCGTTGATTTGAACAGCCTGCGTGTAAGAGCCAGTAATCTGCGAAACGGACTGGTACAGGCGAAGGAACTGGCCCCAATCACGCAACTGCCAAACACGGTGGCGGCACTGCCGACAATCACAGGGAGACAGAAAGAACTCCAAGCCGTTAACGCTTAGATACTCAGCCAAATCCCACTCGACGGCAACCCACCACTTGTCAACGATCCCCGCGACATGCCTTATTTTCCCGAATCTTTGTCACCAAAGAAGTGCTTGTTATACCGCTCCATGAACTTGTTCCAAACCTCAATCGGAGCGGAACCAAACAGTTCCTCAGCGACCTCATAATCCTCACCGAACACGGCGCGAATCTGGCCGTCCACGCTCACCGCAGACAGCAGTTGGTTCACCCGGCGGGCGGGAGGGTAAGCCACTTCAAGCTTCCCTGGCACCACAACAAGAGGCTCAGGCACCCGCACAGATGCCACCAGTTCCGCGAACAGGCTCTCACCGTTCTCGTCCACAACCTCACCGTCAACAACCTGAACTTTACGATTATTAGCCATAACTTTTTATCCCCAAATATTCTGTAAAGCAACAAAAGAGAAAGTTGAGGCGGGGAGACGCTCACCTCCGAAACGTCTCCCCGCCAACTCAACCAACAGAAACAGCTACCTAGCTGATCGTGGGATCAGCGGCGGTAGCGGAAAACGTCGAAGCCTTTCGGCCTGACGGGGTAGCTTCAGCCTCAGGAGTGACCTCAGGAGTTACTACAGGAGGGGTTACCTCACCCTTGCCGCCGCCAGAGCGAACCTTGCCGAAACCGGCAGCGTCAGCAAGGGCCTTCCAGCCCGGTCCACAGAAGCCCTGAGCAACGCTGTAACCCAGATCGTCGTCCTTGAACGCGGTCAGAGTCGGCTTGTACTCAAGCACGTTGTCGTCGTTGAGGGTCTGGTTGTCAACCTTGTCCAGCTTCACCTTCGGCATCAGCCAGTAGATGAAAACCTCGCCGTCGTCGGTGTCGTCATGCCCAACCAGGATCGCACGGTAGTAGCGGTTCTTCGGGGTCGACGGGGCCGGAAGAACAACGCCGCCATTAGCGGACGGGGTAACGTCAGAGAAGTCAGCCGAATGAATAACCTCAAGAACAAGCTTCTTGTTCTCAAACATCACGAAGTCGAACATCGTTTTCTTGCGAGAAATGATGTTGCGAATCGGGTCCATTTCGCCATACGCCTCAATGTCCTGCGAGGACATATCGGTCGACAGGGTAAGACCGGCCTTTTTCTGGAAGTGACCGACCGACTCATACTCGGCGGGAACATCCAGGCTGCCGTCCGCACCCTCAAGGGTTTCAGCGGGATCGGCGCTGTACGGCGCAAGCAGCACCGTCAGGTTAAGCGGAGCGAGGGCCAGGTCAGCCCGCGCATCCTTCAGAGTGAGAAAATCAGTAGCCAATTTGAAAAATCCTTACTAAAACTTGGGCCTTAAAGCAAGCCCTGAAATGATTTGGTCGTACCGTTTGCGGCTCCGCAAACCAACCCTTAGGTAGAACACCGCAGTAACAACGCGGGTGTCGATCTGCTGCTCAGGAGTCAGCAACTCCGGCCCAGACACATCATCGGTACACCACACCGTCGCGGTGTGGCCGTCCTCCATTGCGATACGGAAACCCTGCATCGGGAGAATGACCGAACGAGCAAAATCCAGCAGCCGCCAGGAGTCGTCCCGCGAGGGAGTGACCGCAACGACCTGCACATGACACACATCGGAATTGCGGTCGTAGTCAACCCTCACGCCGGGAAGCCGGAAGAACAACAACTGAGGCTCAGGAGTCGGATCATCCAGCCAATCGTCAGCCGTCCAACACCCGCACTCGACACCCGGCAGCAACTTAGAGAACAAATCAATCATCATCGACTCAACATCGACAAAGTTGTCCTCGTACCAATCCGGTAACTCAAGGCTCATGGGTTGGGACTCCCCCGCCATTGCTGCGCCGCACGACGCAACTCGTAGTAGCCGGGACGCGGACCACGCGCACCATCAGGATTGCGCCGACGCGCCCGCTTGCTGTTGAGCGTCCCCTGTTCGTGATAGACACCGTAGTAGAAGGGCTTGCCCTTCCACTCAGCCTGAACAGAAGAATCGTTGATCGAAGCGACCCCGATAATCCGGTCGTTGCTCTGACCGCCCATGCGGACCTTCGCCTCAGCGGAAGCCGCCAGCCGCCCGGTTTTCTTACCGACCCGCGCCTGATACAGACGCACAACCTCCTGTGCCTTGCCATACACCATGATCCCCAAAGACGGGGATTTCAAAATGCGGGAATACGCAGGGGCGTTACGGTAAATCTCAACATCGGTCAAGAAACTATCAGCCATTCATCGACTCCAACTTGAACACAACCCAAACCTGACCAAACACAGGAACCTCATGGGGCTGCTCCCAAACAGGATGCCCAACAACCGAATAGCGTTCACCGTTCCCGCGCTCAATCCGGTCCCTCGCCTTCAGATCGGCACCTTTCGCCACAAACACATGCGGAGTACCGTTCGCGGACTCGGCGCGATCAAACTCGCCCATCGACCGGGACAAACCACTGCCCCAATCGAAAGCAACCTCAACCTCACCCACAACATCCTTCGACACATTTCCTTTACGGTCAGTGCCGCCACGGTAAACAGTGACCGACTCAAGGGCGATCATTGGGAATCCACGA